GCTCTGGTACAGGCGCACCGATGAATGTGTATAAGCCTACCGACGCAATGCCAAAGACTGAGCGTAGTAAAGAAGACAACAAGAACTACGTTGTCGGTGGTGAAGGTGACTACATTGAAGAAACTCACCAACACTATGTTATGATTGTGAACGAAGACGGTTCAACAGAAACTGCGTTGATTGCCATGAAGTCCACCCAGCTAAAGAAAAGCCGTAAGTGGAACAGCATGATCCAATCAGTCACAATGCAGGGCAAGAACGGCCCGTTTACCCCACCGCGTTTCTCTCACGTTTACCGCATCAAAGCGGAGTCCGAGGAGAACTCAAAGGGTAGCTGGCACGGCTGGGAAATGGCACGAGAAAACCCAGTGCAAGACGCATCTGTGTACGCGAGAGCAAAAGCTTTCTCCGAAAGTGTGCTAACAGGTGATGTGGTTGTAAAGCATCAAAACGACGATAAAGGCGAAGGCGCTGACGACATCCCGTTTTAAGTTTTACTAGGGGGCTGCTTTGGCAGTCCCCACCACAAGGACATAATCATGACATTAAAAAAGTTCTCGTCCATCTTTGATGGTTTAAAAGAAGCTTACGGCACATATAAAATAGAGAAAACACAGTCTAACGGGAAGAATACAGGTAAAGCAGGCATCGTTCGTGAACCGCGGACTGCGGAACTGTGGAAGGGCCATCTGTCCGGCAAAGGTAATTCCATTGGTATCATCCCGATTAACGCCGATAACATGTGCAAGTGGGGCTGTGTAGATATTGACCAGTACCCGCTGGATCACAAACTACTCTTAGAAAAGATCAGGAAGCTAAAACTTCCGCTCGTTGTCTGTCGCTCTAAGTCTGGCGGGGCGCACTGCTTCCTCTTCTGTAAGGATTGGGTTGAGGCAAAGGACATGCAGAAGACGCTAAAGAATATAGCGGCGGCGCTGGGCTACGGCGACAGTGAGATATTTCCAAAACAGATTAAACTGCACCTAGATCGTGGAGATGTAGGAAACTTTCTAAACCTTCCGTACTACAACTCTGAAGAGGGACTGCGCTACGGCATACTAGATGATGGAACCTCTGCCACACTCAAAGAGTTCTTTGAGATGTACGAGACGCATGTTCAAACTCCAGAGCAGATCCAGAAGCTTCAGATAACCGAGGCGTCAGAAACTACGCCCATGCGCGACGGCCCGCCGTGCTTGCAACATCTAATCAAAGAGAAAATATCCGAGGGTGGCCGCAACAACGGCCTGTTTAATATCGGCGTGTACTTACGCAAAGCTTTCCCAGATAGCTGGGAGACTGAAATCCTGACCTACAACATGCAGTATTTTGAGCCGCCGTTGCCTCTGTCTGAAGTCACAGTGGTTGCAAAGCAACTCGAACGCAAAGACTATGCCTTCCGCTGTAGCGATGCGCCAATCAACGCGCACTGCAACAAAGAACTGTGCCAAACCCGTAAGTTTGGTATCGGGTCCGCCGTGCAGAATGCTACAGTAGCAAACCTTAGAAAATACAACTCAACACCGCCCGTCTGGTTTATGGATGTTAACGGCGAGCCTCTGGAGTTGGACACTGACGCGCTGATGAGCCAGCCGCTATTTCAGAAAGCCTGCATGGAGCAACTTAACTTCATGCCGCGTAGTGCTGCAAAGGCGCAGTGGGAAGGCCGGATAAGCTCCCTGCTTACCGAGATGCGTGAGAACGAAAGCGCAATCATGGAAGTGGCAGTGGATGCCAGTGTCAGCGGGCAGTTCTACGATTACTTAGAGGAGTTCTGTCGCTTCCTACAGCAGGCGCAAGACAAAGAAGAGATCTTACTCCGCCGCCCTTGGACCGACGAAGACGCAATGGTAACCTACTTCCGTCTAAAAGACTTCGAAAACTTTCTAAAAAAGAATAAATTCTTTGAGTATAAGTCACACCGCATTGCCCAGCGTCTGCGCGACATAAACGGAGACAGTACCGTGCTGAAGATCAAAGGCCGCGCTGTGCGCGTCTGGCAGATCCCAGCGTTTGAAGTTGGTGACATAGATATTACAACCCCAGACTTTACTCCAAAACAGGAGAGCCCGTTTTGACCAGACCTCCCCCAAGCGAAAGAAACTCAGAGATCGTTAGATTGATCGACGAAGAACTCATGACAAAAACCGCCGTAGCTAAACTGTACAAGATAAGCAAACAGCGCGTCTGGCAGATCTATAGAAAGGACAAGGAAAGTGTTCAGAATATTCGGCCCGCCCGGAACTGGTAAGACGACACGCCTTCTTAATATGGTTGATGACGCTCTCCAGAAGGGTGTCAATCCAAAGAACATTGCTTTCCTAGCCTTTACTCGTAAAGCCGCAAACGAAGCAAAAGAACGTGCCGCTAAACGGTTTAACTTAGATCCGAAAAAAGACCTGTTCTATTTTCGTACACTGCATAGTCTGGCCCTAACCTGTTCCGACATTCGGTCCGAGCAAGTTATGCAAGATGAGAACTACCGTGAGCTTTCGCAAAAGATGGGGGTTCAACTTCACACAAGTAGGGCCAACTACGATGATGATCTACCCGACATGCTCAAAGCAACAGATCCTATCTTGGGCTTAATCAATCTTGCCAGAATGAGAAAGATCCCGCTCAGAGATCAGTACAACAGTACCCAGATCGAAGCCGAGTGGAACACCGTGACATATGTAGACGAATGCCTGCGTAGCTACAAAGAGAATATGGAGATGTTCGACTTCACAGATATGCTGGAAAGTTTTCCTAAAGAAGGTCACAGAAGCTGCCCTAACTTTGATCTGTGCTTTGTAGATGAAGCGCAAGACCTATCGCCAATCCAGTGGGACATTGCTCACCTTATAGATGAGAAGTCTAACCGCATGTACTGTGCTGGTGATGATGACCAAGCCATCTACCGCTGGGCGGGTGCAGACGTAGACCAATTCATAAACCTAGAAGGCGGGTCAGAAACTCTCTACCAATCCTACCGTGTTCCGTTTCTCATACACGAACTGGCAGAACGGGTCGTGTCCCGTATCGGTAAGCGCTTCCTAAAAGAATACAAGCCAAAGACCGATGCCTACGGATCTATCCGGCGCATATTTAGTGTTGAAGAGATAGACATGTCCGAGGGATCGTGGCTCATTATGGCCCAAGCCGGATACCAGCTAAACCCCGTGTCCTCTGAACTGCGCTCGTCTGGATACCTGTTTAACAATCGCGGACACCGCTCAATCTCTGAGAAAATATCCGACGCAGTTAACGGTTGGGAGCAACTGCGTAAAGGAAAAGAAATCACCGGAGCCGTGGCGCGGAAGGTGTACAGCTACATGTCAACTAAAGAACGCATAAAGAGAGGCTTTAAATCAATCGCCGGAGTCGAAGATATAGACTTCGTAGACTTGAAAACACTGATCGCGGACCACGGGCTTCTGGCTACAGAAGATATGGTTTGGCACGTTGCTATGGATAGGCTACCAGAGAGTGACCGAGCTTACATCATTGCCATGCTAAGACGCGGCGAGCGCTTCAATGGAGAACCTCGCATAACCGTGTCAACGATACACGGAGCAAAGGGCGGAGAGGCAGACAACGTTGTGCTGTTCACGGATCTTTCTCCCGCCGCAGAGGAACAGATGACCATTACCCCAGACGATACGCACCGCGTCTTTTATGTGGGCGTTACCCGTGCAAAAGAAAACCTTTTTATTGTTGAACCAGAAGATTTTACAAGGAGTTATGACTTATGAACTGTTGGCACTGTAAAACAGAACTTATTTGGGGAGGAGATCACGACATAGATGATGACGAAGAACATTCTATGGTGACAAATCTTTCGTGTCCTGAATGCGAAAGCTATGTATTAGTTTATTATCCAAAGGAGAAAGAAAATGAAGAAAATGACATTTGATGAATGGAAGGCACATGAAGAGGTCCAGCGCAAGGAATACAAAGAGATGGGCGTGACCGATCTTAACGAAGTGCGGACTAGAAAGATGTGGGGCGATCCCGCCGTTAAGGATGAGGACATTCCTTGCGAAAACTTTACATGGGACGAAGAATTAAAAACATTTGTCCACACAGGAAGCTCAAACACGGTGAAACACTAATGAAACGTGATGAAATTTTAGATAAGTCAAAAGAACTTATCAACGGACAACGCGCCAAGGATTACGGCGATGCCTTTGAAAACCACAGTCGTATAGCAAACGGCTGGAATATTATAATGAACGGGGCTTTAGTCAGTCACGGCTACCTAACCGAGCAACATGTCATATTAATGATGGATTGGGTCAAGACGGCCCGCCTTCTGCAAACCATAGACCATGATGATAGTTGGGTGGATAAAATTGGTTATAGCGCTCTTGGGGGAGAGTTTTCAGAAAAAAACGAAGAACTAGATAATCTCGGCATAGACATTGACATGCTGAGAGAAGTCGAAACAATACAAAGAAAGATGAATAAATGAAGCTTAAAATAGCCAGCCCCTCTCTAAAGTCGGAGTGGGTTCCCCCAGCGGAACTTCCTGACCTTACGGGCGCAAATACAATCGCCATAGACGTAGAAACCAGAGACCCTAACATTAAGAAGAACGGGCCCGGATGGGCCGTCGGAGACGGGGAAGTGGTGGGCTATGCTGTAGCTACGGCAGATTGGGCTGGCTATATCCCCACAAGACACCGTGGGGGTGGAAACTTAGACGAAAAGATAGTCAACAGATGGCTCAAGAAAATCTTTGACTGCCCAGCCGACAAAATCATGCACAACGCACAGTATGACGTAGGCTGGATCAAACGCATGGGCTTTGAAATCAACGGGCGGATCATCGACACAATGGTCGTCGCGTCCCTGCTAGATGAGAATAAGTTCTCCTACGCCCTAAACTCTCTCGCGTTTGAGTATCTGGGCCTCGCAAAGAACGAAAGCTTACTTAGAGAAGCCGCCAAGGAGTTCGGCTTTGATCCCAAGGCAGACATGTGGAAAATGCCCGCCATGTATGTTGGTCCCTACGCCCAGACCGACGCAGAAGTAACCCTGCAACTCTGGGACTACCTAAAAGTAGAGATCGGCAAGCAGAACCTTTGGAATATTGTCAACCTAGAACTGGATCTACTGCCCTGCTTGGTCAACATGACTTGGCGCGGGGTCCGCGTAGATATGGACAAAACCGAAAGAACGCGCGACGCGATCCTTAAACGCGAGAAAACCGTCCTAAAAGAGATAAAAAACCTTGTGGGCCGTGACATAGAGATCTGGGCGGCAAATTCTATATCAAAAGCCTTTGATGACCTCTCCATACCCTATCCCAAGACAGCAAAAGGCGCTCCGTCGTTTAAAAAGCAGTTTTTAGCCGAGCATACCGAGAAATTGCCACAACTTATCGTTCAAGCGCGTAGTTTAAACAAAACCAGCGGAACTTTCATCAATAATATCCTAAAATTCTGTCACGGCGATGGCAGAGTGCATTCGCACATCAATCAGATACGCGGAGACGATGGCGGCACGGTTTCTGGTAGATTTTCTATGAATAATCCCAACCTACAGCAAATTCCGGCCCGCGACCCTGAGATTGGCCCGCTTATACGCTCTTTGTTCCTTCCAGAAGAGGGAAAGCAGTGGGCGTCAATAGATTACTCGCAACAAGAACCGCGGATCTTGGTTCACTACGCCCATGTTTACGGAAAAAGCCGCGACGTACCACTAAGAGGTGTCGAAGAGTTTGTAACCAGCTACCGAGAGGATCCAGACATGGATTTTCACACAATGGTAGCAGAAATGGCAGATATTCCTCGAAAACAGGCCAAAACCATCAACTTGGGCATGATGTACGGTATGGGAGTGGCAAAACTTGCAGATCAGCTAGATATTGAGGCGTCAGAGGCAAGAGCCCTCGTTAATCAGTACCATGACCGCGTACCTTTCGTAAAAGGACTGATGACGGGCGTCACAAACCGCCTAAACAACAGAGCAAGTGGCGGCGCGATAAGCTCAATCCTCGGAAGGAAGTGCAGGTTTAATCTCTGGGAGCCAGACTCCTTCGATATGACCAAAGCTATGCCATACCAAGAAGCAGTCCTAGAATATGGCGAAACATGCCGTCTAAAGCGGGCATTTACCTACAAAGCACTGAACAGACTGATCCAAGCGTCCGCCGCGGATATGACAAAGAAAGCTATGGTAGATTTGTACAAAGAAGGGTATTTACCCATGCTTCAAGTGCATGATGAGCTTTGCATGTCAGTAAAAGACAGAAAAGAAGCAGAAACTATTGCAAAAATTATGGTAAACGCGGTAGTATTAGAAATCCCTAGCAAATGCGACGTTGAAGTGGGTCCAAGCTGGGGTGAAGCTCTTTAGGATGGCTTCTAGCGCACGGCTCACTGGCGCACTCCACTTCTAACTAAGGCGGCACTCCACCCAGTGTCGCCTTTTTTCTTGTAAGTTCCCATAAACTCCTATATGCTTTTCATGAAAACGCAAAAAAGGTTAGCCCAATGGATACTACAAAATGGAAAAGCGTCCTTGTACCTATTGAGGTGTACAAAGAGATCAAAGAACACTCTGTTGTTAACGGAAGAACAATTAGTGGGCAGTTAAGGATCATGTTTGATGTTTATTCTAAGAACAGAGATAAACCGCTTGACGTATCCCATAAAATCGCTTACAAATAGCGCAGACATTCTCCAAATGTTTTAATAACCAATCGTTAAAGCCCTTAGTCACATGTCCTGACTGAGGGTTTTTTCTTTTTTACAACCATTACTTGACATTCTCCCATACAATCTATACTCTATGGTTATTGGAACAGGAGAAATGTAATGAGACTTACAATAACACAAAGACATCAAAACAATTGGGAAAAAGAGCCTCGACTTAGTGAGGTAGAAATCACTGGGCAGACTACAGATGAACTATACGCCAAAGTGTTTCGTGAACATGACAATCGCTATAAATACTGCAACGGTTCAAGGTTTGAGTTCCATAATGATATCCACAAAGAGGAATATTACGAGTGGATTAGTGACGTAAGAAACTACGCCAACAACGGTGGGGATATGTGGTAAGATGTCTGATGAATTTAAAGATATGCTTCTGCGATACTTGCGAGACATGACAGAACGCGGTGACCACACCGCTAAAAATCTATTAAATTTGAT